CGAATTGGAAAAAGAGGAAGTCGCAGAGGAAGCCAAGGATGGCAACATCGAAATGGATTTCGACTCTGCGATCTCCTTTATTCAAAAGGGTGAGTTGACTGACGACCAGAAGCAGTCAGTCCTGGATACTGCCCTTGTGATGTTCGATGCGGCTGATCTTGAGAAAGAGCAGCCAGTGACTGAATCGTTCCCTGAGGAAGCCATGCAACTGCTCAAGTCGATTCATGAATCAATCGAGCAGCGATTACCTGCTGTGGCGGACTCAAAGGAAGAGCCAGTCGAAGAAAAGGCAGCTGATCTAGAGAAAGATCTGGATGACGAGGCCGCTTCGATTGACGACAAAGAAGACAAAACCGACTTCCTGAAGAAAGAAGTGAGCGTCATTGATGATGTTGACCGACTTCTTCAGGATGCTAAGGAAATAAAGCTAAAAAAACAGAGATCGGAGCAGGAAGCTGCGGTCAACAAGAAGCTTGATGAGATGTCCAGTGTTCTGTCTGGGCTTACTGAGAAGTTTACAGAAACCCAGCGCAGACTAGCCCGCGAGTGCGGCATTGATGCGTAACTTTTGTTAACCTGGAAAGGGATTTCCATGTCCGATGAACTGAAGAATGAAGTTACGGCCGATGCCAAGGATCAGGCGTCTGCTATCGTTGAAACCCTCGATACCATGAACGGTGCTATCGAAAAGCTCGCCAAGAGCCAGGAAGACCTGGACAGTAAGATCGAGCAGAATGCAAAAGTCGTTCCTGCCTGGTTGCAGAGCGCTCCGAATGTCGCCGTTGGTGAGCGTGCCGGCACTAGCCGTCCGTTCTCCTTCTCTCGATTGGCTGTTGGTCTTGCGAAACAGGCTGCAAAAGATGAAAGCTGGCGTGAAGACGCTAAGCTGGAAATGCAGTTTTCACAAGCTCTCGGCAATCAGCTCGGCTTCGGCATGGGGCGTGTTGCGGTGCCTATCGGTGCTGAATACATGTCCGACGAGCTGGGTCTGACTGATCTCCGCAAGGAGTGGACTGACATGGATAAGAACCTGGAAGGGTTCGATCCAGAAGAAATGCGGTGGATGGCTGACAAGCTGGACTTGAATAAGAGTATGTCGTTCCGAACTCACACTTCGGGCGGAACTCTGGTTGATTTCCCTGAGCAGGGCGAACTGATCGACCTGCTTCGAGCAAGCTCTGTCTTTGGGCAGATCAGCGGCATTTCGAACGTCCAGCTTCCGCAGCAGGGTGCAATTCGCTATCCGCGAGTTACGTCTGGTGTGACGGTCGCTTCTTACGCTGAAGTTGAAACCACTTCGGAATCAACTCCAGGCACTGACGAAGTGACTCTGGAAGCCAAGAAGTACGCTGGCCTCGTCAAAATGAGCGAAGAGTTCATGAAGTTCGCAACCAGCGTTTCGGCTGATGCGTTCATTCGCGGAGAAATGACTCAGGATATCAACCTTCAGGTTGACTCTGATATTGTCAGTGGTGGTGGTGGTAAAGAGATTCAAGGTCTCATTAACTACTCTGGCATCACGACTCACGAAGCATCTACTACTGGTACGAATGGCGATACGCTTGAGCCAGCGGACATTGATGTCCTGCTTGCTAAAATGGCTGACGCAAATGCTCCAGTCGACCGCGGAGTGTTCATCGCTCTCCGTAATCGCCTCTGGGCCAGCGTTAAGCACCGAGAAGACTCGAATGGTCGTCCGAAGTTCCAGGCAGCTGCCCAGGCTTATGGCGGCGGTCGGGTTCAGAAGGTCATGAGCGGCGAGCCGGTCTACACGAGCACGAATATCCCGAACACTCGAGCTAAGGCTTCAGGTACTGACCTGACCATGGTTCTGGCGGGCGTTTCGAGCGAACTGTACCTCGGCCGTGCTGGTGCGATGGAAATCATGATGACGAACTCTGACGGCTCTGACTTCCAGACCGGCAAGTTCACTCTTCGTGGCGTCCACTACGTCGATGCTGCTCCGAAGCACGAAGCCAGCTTTGGTCTGATTGACCAGTTGCTGCAGTCGTAAGTTAAGTAGCTAACGGGACGCCTCGACTTCCGGGGCGTCCCCTTTCTAAGAATCCCAGGGAAGGGAAAAGGCAGAATGGCAAAGGCCAAGGAAGACAAAGAGACGGTCGCTCTTGCGGTGGAAGATATTAAGCCGTTGGAGTACGTCGAACCTGACAAATTCTACTACCTCGACTTGCAGTTCGGGCAGGAAGCGTCCTGGCGAACGTGGGGCGGAAAGCCTCGGCGAGTGGAGAACAGGCCCGGTGGCGGCTTTGATCACATTCACGACCCTAAGGTTGAGCGAGGGCTCGGTCCTTTCTGTGGTGATATTGTGAACGGACGGATCTCCAGTCACAACGATTGGATCAAACGCCACCGAGCACGCAAAGAAAAAGACTTTCGGGGTCAGCTTGATCGTCAGATCATCGTCCTGAAAGCAGAAGAAACAAATGACATCCCCAGAGAGTCTCGAGCTCAGTCGGGGATGGTGCCGATCGGAATGATCCAGTCGGTGGTTAAAGACCAGTTGGAAGCCCTTACGGGTTAAACTAAAGGAACAGTCGCATGCCTATCATGCCGGATCTCGCTAACAAACTAACTACGGTGCAGGGGATTGCCTCTTCTGCCCCAACGGCCAGCACAAATGGTACTGGTGCAAGCTTTGCTGATCACGAAGTCGGCCTGAGCGTTGTGTGTAATGTCGGTGCTGTCACCGGTACGACTCCAACCTGCACGGTCGCCCTTGAGCAGTCGAGCAACGACAACACTGCTGATGCCAGCGGTGCAGCTGATGCGTATTCTGCAATCACCGGAGCAAGTACTGCTCTGACTGACTCGAATGCGAACAGCATCGTGAAGTTCATGTGCTACAATCACAACGAGAAATACATTCGTGTTGCTCTCACGATCGGCGGAACGAACCCAACGTTCAATCTGGGTGTTACGGTTTCTGCCAACAAGAAGTCCTAAGTTGACGACATTCAATTAAGCCTTCCCTGGAGCGGCTGGTTTCGGTTTCGGCTGATGCCGGTCGCTTTTTGGTTTGGGGTTACGATATGGCTCTCACTGACATTGTCGCGTTGTCGGATATTGAAACTGAGCTCGGGGGCGGTCTTTCCGTTGCCGATTCAGCTCTGCTTGATCTTATCCGCTTGCGTACCGAGGCTCTCGTCAGGACGTACGTGAGGTGGAATATCACCACAGCGACATACACTCATTACTTGCCAGCTCACAGCCCCACAGGTCAAAGACTTCAGTTGCCTCAGCCGTTTGTTACTTCGGTCACTTCGGTTCACGAGGATCGCCAGTCTCGAGGCGGCCAGCAGTCGGGCGACTTTGATAGCTCTGACGAGCTTGTTGTCGGGACAGACTTCTGGATTGATTACGATGCCACTGACTATTCACGAGAAGGCATTCTGTACCGGTACGGGTGGGAATGGCCTCGTATCCCTCGATCAGTGAAGGTGATTTACGTTTCGGGGTTTGATCCCACCGCTCTCGCTAACGAGTTCCTGTACGTTCAGGATGCGGTCATTAACGAGACGATCAATCGTTTTCACTTCCGGAAGCAGAACCAGGGAGCAACCGGAATTGCCGGAACAGTCAAGAGGGAGAAGCTGAAAGACTACGAGATTGAATACGACACGAGCAGTAGTGTGTCGGTCGGAAATAGTGCCTCGAAAGCGACTGGCCAGTCTGGTCTTTCTGATCTCGCTAAGGGCTCTCTAGATCCGATCATGTTCATGGGGAGAATGCTTTAATGTCAATCTCCGCAATGTGCGACCGATTCACTGCGACGCTTAAACGACAGGGAAACACTACATCTGATTATGGAGATAAGGTGCTTGCCTTCTCCACTGCAAACCGCACGAGCGACGGCGTTCCAACGTCAGTCCGGTGCGACATGCAGACTAATTCAAGCGAAGAAAAGGCTGAGTACGGAATAAAAGAAACCGACATGTCCTGGTGCATGTACTCTGCGTCCGATCCTGAACTGGTCACTGAAGATCAGGTCGAGTGGACAGACAGCGGAAGCGTTGCCCGGGTCTGTAGAATAATTGAGCCATCTTTTGATATGGCGGGAAGAGGTACGATATGGCGGACAGTAGTCGCGGAAACAAAGACCGAGTCGTAAAGAAGACTCCGAAAGAAGATACAATTGTTGCTGCCAGCGGAGACGACACTGTCTCTGTTGGGGCTGACGTTACGTTTGCTCCTTCCAAGGTTCATCCAAAGGTTCAGGAGACCGTTGATAATGCAATGGTTGACGGAATCGTCAAGGTGAAGTCGAAGGCGAACTACGACGCGGTCAAGGCGTCCTTGAAAAGCTACAATCCAAAAAGGCTTAGTGTTGTGCATAAGCCAGGTCTCGGCCATCACTCGATTGCCGTCAGATGAAGATAATCCTCAATGTTCTTGATGACTTTGTTGAAGAGATCAAAGACTCTGTGGAGCAAGGCTCTGAGCCTGTCGTGCGTTACCTCGTCGACATTGACGACGCGTACGACGATGGACGCCTTGTTCTGTTTTTGGCTTCATATTTAGCTGAAGACCAGTTGATATGTGAGCTTGAGTTACCCTGCGGAAAGAACCTCAACGAGAGATATAAGCAGGGCTCAGATAACGCAGAAGAATCTAGAGCTAAACTGGAGTCCGAACTGAAAGAGATGGGATTGAAGCTCAAGAAGGGTAGATACGAGGAATAGAATGTTTGTTAAGCCTTTCGTCAAGAGTGCCCTTAAGGGGTTTATGAAGCAGATCGATAACATTATCGATCGCCGCTCCACTGCTGTTGCGAAAAAGCTACAGGGTCGCATCCGGGCTAAGTTCTCTCGTCCAAGTCGCCAGGGAAATGCGAGTCGACCGGGAACCTACCCTAAATACATTAACAAACATGCTGTGAATTCAATTCGAGTCCGTAAGGTAGTGGGTAAGAACTCAATTGAGGTGGTCACTGTTGGTCCTCGAAAGCGCCGATTGGCAATGCTTTCAGAAGACGTGACGATCGCCCCGAAGAGCAAAGCACTCGCTATTCCGATCTCGTGGGCCGCCAAGAAGCACTCTTCCAATGGAAAAGGGCCAAGAACCTTCAAGCCGAGTGGTAAGGAAATGAAGGTTATTGTCATTGGTAAGGGGTCAAAGAGGCGGGCGTTTCTGGGGATTGAGCGAGAAAGCGGCTCTAAGACTGGAATGAGGCACTCACTTCATTATTTACTGAGTCGTAAGCCGATTCGGCGTAAGGCTCGTCGTGGAATCCAGGATGCGTTCGACGCGGAAGCTAACTGGGTTGCGAAACTAATCACAGAACCAATCGCTGTTCCCGGAGCCGGTGGCTACGGGGTTGGCGGGTCAGGATAAGGCAGTGAAAAATGAGCGTTACAGCTGCCATCTTAAACAGGTGGAACGATGCGAGCTTAGACTCGTCCATTTGTAATCTTTTCAGGGCTCATCCCAGTAATAATGCGTACGGCTCAACTCCTGAGGGTAATGAGCTTCCGCGGGCCCAGTTTATGGTCGAGGGAGACATTCCTGTTGAGCATACGGTCGGGAAGACTCTTCGCGAGATCATGGTGACTTTCGAGGTGTGGCATTCGGATCCGGCCGCACTTGAAACCGCACTGGACTTGATAGAAACAAAATACGATAACTCAGAGCGGGCAGGGACCGATCCTTTGTCCGCTGCTAACGGAAGTGTAATCCGCGTCCAGTACTCAGGAAGAGAATCTGGGCCGGTGAACGAAAATGTATTCCTTGGCTCTGTCGAGTTCGAGGTAGAGTGGCAGAAAGACAATAGTGTCCCAGCATAAAGGAATATGCAATGGCAGCTGTTTCAGGATTAAATGGATACGTTACTGTCGGCAGCTGTACGGTTGCCTGTTTGACGGACTGTGACCTCACTTACGGTTCACCAAACGAAGAGTTCTTCTGTGTGAGTGGTGCCGGCTCTAGTAACACTATTGCTACGGCTAAGCGAGGATCAGGCACAATGAACCTGGTGCTTGACGACGCGGCCTTGTTTACAAGCGTTGCAGAGTCGGGCGAGCTGGTTGCAGTGGTCTTCTACTCGAAGACTGGCGGCGACTCAGCATCCGGAAACGCTCGAATTGGGCAGATTCAAACCACGTTCAATCTGGAAGGGACAGTGGAGCGGGTTACTGTTCCATTCATGACTGACGGGGTGTGGACTGGTACTCTCGTGACATAAGACAAAAACGCAACACGAAAGCGGGGTACGTTCAATCGTGCCCCGCTTTTTTTCGTGTTGACCTGTGGTCCGCTTTTGTAATCATGTCTCTGGGAAGGGAGAAATGAATGAGCGGATTAGCAGTTCTCTGCAATTCAGGGCCGGTAATTCAAATCGAAGGCGTCTCGTATCAACTCAAGGGGCGCACTCTGCGTCACCTCGGCGAGGCTGAGGCTCAGATAATGTCGATGAGAGGAGACGTCTTCTCCTATTTACGACAGTCGGTTCATGGCCAGACTAAGGATGATGCGATCAAGATCATAGAGGGGACCCTGAAGAAGATCAGGTTCCGGTGGATTGGATGCAATGGAGAGGATATCCATCGCTTCTATTCAACACTCGAGGGGCGTGCTTACTCCTTCTGGCAGTCCATTCGTCATTGTGGGTTAGGCATAGACGAATCAAGAGAGCTGTACCTTCGACAGGCTGACCGAGACAGCGAATGGGAATCAAATATCAAGTTCTCGATCGAATTAGCAACTGGCGAAGCTGACGTGTGTCGCTTGTACAAGATCTGTGGGCTGACAAGACAGGACTCCACTCGCTCGGATAGCTACTTAATCACAAAGAGGGGCTTATTCTCTACCTTATTCAGGGAACCATTTGGCTACACGGCCGAGCAAGTTGCCGACATGACTCTTGGCCAGGTGTCGCTAATCATTGGAGATAGCGAGAAAGCGGCACACGATATCGACGAAGAGAAGAATCTGGAGACGAGGCCTAATAACCCAGGCGTTCGTCGCATGAAGAACACCTACAAGAAGCCATACCACGAAATGGCCGTTAACCTAGTCAATGGATACTCCTTGACGAGCGGCCTTATCAGCTAAAGGGAAGATCATGGAAGATTTTGTAACTGTAAAGATCATGGATGATGATGTTAAGTTTGGCTTCATCGGCCGGCGTTTTCGCCTTGCATGCGTTGATTTCATCCGAAACCATCGACACGTGGCGTTCAAGAATGCCATTTCCGACCTGCCAATGGATCCGGTGTCGATCTCCACGCAGGTCAGCTCTGCGATCGACGCGTATATGTCTGGCGTGATCGTGAGTGACGAGGATGTGAACCAATGGCTGCTTACGCCCGAGGGTTTCTACTACGCTTTTGAGTCTTCCTTGAAGTCTGAGAAGAGCGACATCGACAAGGAAAAGGTGGAAAAACTGCACGATCGCCTTGATGACGAGGGCATGGCTGCTCTTCGCGACTATTGGGGTCCCTCTTTGCACGGAAGCCGATACAATGACATCATCGAAGCAGTCAAGAAAAGCACTGTAGCAGATATTCACCGGGCTCTAAATTCGGACAAAGAGTCTGTTGATGCATATCTTGGTTGGCTGGATAAGCAGGAAAGCAAGAACGACAGCTAAAGGACTAGCTCATGCCAGGTCGCAAAGTTGCAGATGCACACATTCTCTTCTCTGCCGAAGGTCTAAAGGCTCTTGAGAAGGATGCCAAGGGGTCTATTGACCGAATCCTTGGCATGCTCAAGGGGGCAGAGTCCAAGGCTCCTGAGGGTCCGTTCTCGCAAGGCCTTCTGAGGGACATATCCCTCATGAAAGACATGAATCGGGCTGTCGCTGGCCTGATCGCACAGAAGAAGCAACTGATGGCGAATTCTCCTGGGAATTCCCTGAGTCGCAATATTGGCAACGCCATGCGAACAGACCAGGACGAGAGGAGATTCAGGGCAAGAAGATTCTCAGAGCATTCTCTATCTGGCCAAGCCGGCCAGGCAGCAGCAGTGTCTCCTGTTCTCCTTAATGCCAACAAGGCGGCTGCGAGATCGCAGGCAAACACTGTAAGGAACATGCAGCAGTCTCTTATTGATTTCGGATTGAATAGCGACAGTCTAACCACGAGCGGCCATAAATTTAACCAATCCAGAAGTACTGCTAATTTCATCTCTGAGAACATGAAGGGCGTAACTGTCGGCAATACATCCGACAGTATGTCAGCGGCAGCTCAAGAGTTCAGAGATATTATTGACAACGTCAAGATGCCTGACCGACCTTCGACTGAGCTGAAGAAGTTCATCAACAACATTAGTTCAATGGCAACCAGTCTTGACGAGGCGTCCAGGAACACTGCCAATTACAACGCAGCATTGAAGTTGTCGAGAGAACTGACTTCATCTCAGAAGTCTGGAATCAGAGGCAACCTCAGGGACATTCAAGGAGCTGAAGGTCGGGTTTCTGCATCCCTTCGAAGACAGGAAGATAGAGACTTCCTTGCAGCTGACCCTTCTGAGCTGATGGGTCGTCGAATTGGGGAGATTGAGTCTAATGACCAGCTCAGCGATATTGGGAAATCACAAGAGATTGCCCTTGCTGCGCAAGAGATCGCTGGAGCCTTGCGAAAGGCAGCCAATGGCGTCAGGGAAGCGGGCATAGACAGAGCGATCACTAGAGCCGCAAAGGACCTGCAGTCAGGGGCGATATCTCCTGAAGCATTTCGCAGCGACATGGCAAGAAGTGAAGCTGGGAAGAGAGGGGTTTCCGCTGCTGGAGAGTCTCTTTTTGATGCTGACTTTCGATCCCGGAATCGTGGCCTCGGCCAGGGAGAAATCTCGCAAGAGGCTGAGCTAGGGGCGCTAAGGGAACGTTCTGCCCAAATTGATAAGCTTATCGATAAGGATAAGAGTCTTTCGTCCGCTGAGAAAGAGAGACTTGCGACAGAAAAGAAACTGCTCAGTAACACAATCTCTCTTAAGGATGCAGAGCTTAAGCTTTCCAAGGAGATTGCTCATCACGAAGATGGGATTCGATCGCTTACGGCTCGGCGAGCAGATCTATCTATCAAGGAAGCGAAGGGATTGAAGCTCACGTCCCAGGAGAAAGCAAACCTCTCTACCCTGAATAAGCAGCTTGACCAAAAGCATGCAGCACTTACCAGGCTGAAAGTGGCCCATAGTGGAGTGAATGACAAGCTTCATGCTGGGGCTCAGTCTTCCCGTCGCTTCAACTTTATGATGCAGCAGGCATCCTACGGAGTTCAAGACTTTGTCCAAGTGATTGGCCAGACTGGATTAAGTGGTGCTTTACGAGCATCCGCCAATAACATGGCTTCACTTGCAGCAGCCACGGGGACGACCGGCGGAGCAATAGTAGGAGCTCTTGGTACGATCGCAATGATTGGAATGGCCGACGCCCTGAAAGGAATGGGAGGAGAAGCAGAGACGGCTACCGAGAAGCTTGAAAGACTACTTGGCGTCGTTAGGAGATTCTCAGATGTCCGTTCAGAGATGCGAAGCTTTGGTAGTGAACTCGTGAGTGAAAGGCTGGGCAGTGGAGACTTTTCAGCAGGGCCAGGAAGAAGCGCCAGGGATGAGGCTGCAAAGCTAATTGGGGAGTCGGAGGAATCAGCCAATGATCTCAGGACCATTATAGATAAAATTGGTGCAGACCTTGAGTCTGGCTCGATGAGAAGGATCGCAAGAGGGGTCGAGTCTAATCCAGACGACCTCGGCCGTGGAATGATTCCTGTCGGCTCTATCGTTGACCCACTGAAAGACTTGGCTGCAGCCAGGATTACAGATAATCCTGCCTTCGAGGCCATAAAAAGAAGCTCAGTGACGGGAGCTAGGTCAGATCTGTCTCAAAACGCTATGCTGAACCAGCAAGGAGTAATAACTGATGCGGAAATGGAGATATACCAGAAAGACTTCGACGACTTCATGGCAAAAGTCAAGATGATATCGAGTGCTGATCAATCAGACGTATCTCAAATGGCGGAAGTTGCAAAGGTTATCGGAAGCACTGATGAACTTAATGAATCCCTTAAAAAGTACAATGAGTCCGTCTCAGATCAAGTCATTGCAGCTCAGCAGTCTGAGCATTCACTCAAAAGACTCAACGAGTCACTGGATGCCCTGGAGTCTGACGTTGCTGCGAGCTCTGCATTCGGAGACCAAGCCGCAAGGGATGCAGTTCAAGGACTGGAGTCTGCACTAAATGAGTCCGCAAGAAGGATAAGAATTCGGACAGAAGACTCAAAGGGTCTGTCAGGGTCAAGCTTTGTTGAGAATGAGGCACTGAAGAAATCAGAGCAAGATGAGTATGACGCTTATCTTGAATCTCTCCTTGAGATAAGTGGCTCCTTGCTGGATGGAGTGGACGCGTCGAATAGTGTTGCTAAGAGCCTTAGGGATATCGACGCAAAGTTTTCTGCTGCCCGGGACAAGCTTGAGAGATCCCTCGAGCTTGCCGATCCAGAAAAAAGAGCCGAGATACTTGCTGCGCACGATGCAGTTGCAACCAACGAGTCAGCCAGGGCGTCATTAGCAAAAGTTGATGCATTTTCCGGGAATGCTAGGATGCTCTTTGGTGAAACTCAGGAGATGGCAAACGACAGGCTCATAGCTGAGCTTGAGGAGACCATAAACAATCCAGACGCTAGTATTCAGTCAAGGAATGCTGCTGGCCTCATGCAGGAAAGAGTAAGAGAGGAAGTTCCGTTAGACTATACTTCTTTTGAGCGTAAGTTTGCAGAGCTGATTCGTGGCACTGAAATAGGTTCCGCTGATCAGAAAATTGAAGGCATGGATAGGCTGACTGATGCTCTTGAAAGGACGTCAGTGAACTTTAGTGGGCGAACAGAGAGAAAGTTCGGGGAAAACCAGCTTGAGGCAAACGACAGAATGCGGCTCACGCTGCGAAGTCCGGCGATGAACACTCCTGAAAATCAGGCCGCTATTGCTGAAATACTGAAAAAGATGGATGAGTTTGAAGCCGACTTCATGAAGATCGGCCCAGACCGCAGCGGCATCTCAGGAACCCTTGCCGGAAGACTTGGAACCTTTGAGGACCGAAGAGACAAAAGGGAAGAGGTTCTTGGATCTGACGCCCAGTTTGATAAAGAGAATATCTCCGACATAATGAGGCAGATGAGCGACTCTATTATGTCGTTCAGATGACGACAGCCTGGTCCCTTTCTTCGAGCTAACCAAACGGAAGATTGACGAAGGAACTAAAGAAGACTTACAGGCGGACACCAGTACCACTTCAGTGGAAAGCCTGCATGATGTTATCCAGAACTCCCTCACAGGAGACACTAAGGAGTTCGATCTTCAGACAGAGCAAAGGGATTTACTGCAGCAGATCAGGGATGGAATAGAAGGGTTCGCTACCGTTGAAGGCGGTGGGTTTTCCGAAGGGCTTGCAGAAAATGGCAATCTTGATAGCAACGTGCAAACAGACTCGTCAGATCAAGCAGCGAAAGCAAACGGCGAGTCACTCAAATATCAGCAAGCGTCTTCTGAGACTCTGTCTGAGATGCTTACATTCTTCAAGCGACAAGCCAACAGTGGTGGTCTTGTTATTTCGTAATCAGAGGCAATTGATATGGCAGTCGCAGTAGATGTCAGGGCCGGCTCTCCGAGCGGCAACATTAACGCTGAGCAGGGCACCATTACGGTGGCCGGCAGGATCGCATGGACTAGCCTTGCAACAAAGCTCGGCGAGTTGTTCCCTAGCAGCACAGCCGCGGGAGTTGGTGCGAATCCGGTTGATCCGCTGTTTGGGATTTACCGCTGCCAGTCCTGTGAGTTCAGGCCTATCGGGGACGAGGAAGCTCTTGTCAATCAGGGCGGCACTCCTGCTGCGTCTCCGTTTGACTCAGACTTCAAGATACCTAAATACGAGTACGCCTGGCTCAATGTCACCTACAGCTCCTTGCAGGTAGAGTTTCCTAACGTCACAGGCGACAGCCCTGATACGCCGGATGGCTCTACTGAAGTCCCGGGAATCACTCATCAGCTTTCTTCCGGTGGTGAGGTAATTACCCTGGCAAACGACTCTCTCTGGTGGTCTGACGGAAGCACAGCAAAAGGAACGAATGTCACCGCCAGCAAGGTTATCACTACGGTTGAGCACAATATCACGTGGCGTCGCGTGCTTAATCCGCCATGGTCTGACATGAGGGAACTTGTCGGAAAAGTCAACGATGATGATCTCGGACCTTTCCAGACTGGAACAATGTTCGAGGAGACTCTATTATACCTTGGATTCACTGCCGTTCCCGATATCATGAGCGATGGAACTCGAGTCTGGGAGATTGGATATCGATTCTCTGAGCGAAGAGTTGATGAGCTGACGAAAGCCACAAGGGGTGGAGCGATCATTGCTGATGGAGTTGACGGACATGCCACCGAGTTCGGTGGATGGAATCACTTCTACAAACAGGAAGAGAACGAGGGAGTAGCGGGAGCAAACACAGCAACTAGCGGATTCAGAAGGCTCCATTCAGTTGAACCTGATGCTGGTGACGACCCGCTGATTTACAACGTAGAAACTGCAATCTTTAGGAAGGCTGATTTGACAGCCTTGTTCGTGCAATAATGCCAAACAAACCTGAAAACATATTCCCAAAATTCAGTCCTGGCGATCCAGCTCAGAAGGCGTTAGATCATAAGTATCTCAACAGCTTGGGAGATTCGATTAGTAATCTTTCCCAGCGGACTGTTGGACAGCCGGGGATTTCAAACGGGGCAGGTCAATTCAATCCTGCTACTCTGCCGGGGCCCGAGGTGCGGTTGGTTAAGGTTCTTGACATCGGGACCCCTGGCTCTGGAGTCTTTGGGGCGTCCGGCAAAGTCAATGTCGTCAAGGCAGAGCTGATTGATGCAATCTTCGCAGAGACAGTCGGGTCGCAAGACTTGACTGAGACAGATGCGTCTGACCGTGTCATCTACGCAGCGGCGTCACCTTCGGTCTCGTTGGCGGTCAATGACTTCACTTGGGTCACTAAGTGGTCAGGGCAGTGGTGGGTCACTAACATGGGTGGCTCAGCAACCTTGAAGCACGGGATCGTCACGGAGATCTGTGACCAGGATTGCTCGACATACACTGTCGAGATTGTGAATCGCACATTCGAAGACGACTGCACAACGGGAACTGGCACAGGAACAGTCTAGTATGGCGATCAACTCAGACTTGACAGGACAAGAGGCATCGACTTCCCTGGAAGGATACATCTTCCCTGTCGATCCCACCGACCCGGCAGAGTGTTTCAGTCGCACTCCGTCCTATTACATCGACACCGAGCTGCTAATGGTGACGATCGATGGGAAGCTGTATCCCTTGCATTTATGCGGGGACACAAACACTGGAATGAACTGGAACGGCTGCAGTCATGGAGTTGTAGACGACACACAATCGTCCTGTCCGTGGACAAGAACAGGAGACACTGTCACAGCTCAAGCCTGTATCATGGACGAGTGTGACGGGTATGTCCTGGATACGACCAAAAAGCCGTATGTGTTAATCGCTGAGATTGGCGGCCAATGGTACATCGTAAACGTGATCAGTGCCGATGGGCTCCCTGACACGGACGACATGGGCTATCTCCCTTGTGACGCATGCTGCGATCTCGGGGTAGGCACAGTCGAGGCGTCTTTATCTGGTTGTGGCGACTTCGACGGTGAGACTTTCACGATGTACGGTGGAAGCGGGTACTGGACTGGAGTGGTTGAGATTGATGGCGGGGTTTTCTACTTCAATCTTTCCTGCAGCATTAACGTTACGGACGCAGAGAACTGGACAGCCACTGGTGGCTGCGGAAATGCAGTACCAGCAGACGAGCTGGAAGTGAACTGCAATCCCATTGATGCGACAGGAACGGGTACAGGTACTGGCTCCTCGGTCACAATTGATGGCGACGGCCGAATGAGCGGCTCCGCCCGATTCGCCAACTCTGGATGTAGCGAATGCAGCGATGGGGCAATTGTTGTTAATTTTGCATCCGTGGCAGGTCGCCCTCGCGATGAATGCCGCACGATGACTCGCACTGGCCAGTTTGTTACGGCCGAAGCGTGTGGACTGGACGATCTTGCAGTCGGGGACGAAGTTATCATGGCTTACGTTCCCAAGTATCCAATAAGCCCGACCGGAACAGGAACTGGCACCTCTGAAGTGCCTCAGTATCACATTGTCCAGGTATGCCGCGGCGAAGGGGAATGTCAGCCCTGCCCGCCGCCGCCGCCGGGTGATCCGATCGACTGTTGTGATCTGACAGATGATACGGTCCCCTTGCTCTTAACTGGAACGGTCAGTGTTTCCAGTGCTGTCTATGGCTGCAATTGCACGTCCAAGCCAATAAGTTTTGCTTATGCTGAAGGGTCCAATCCGCCAGAGTGGCACCAGTCTGGTCTTATCGACTGCGAAGACGCAACCGGGACATCAGTCGAGCTCTCTGATCTTTCGGGGATGGTGATTAGCTGTAGCGGAACTGGAACCGGAACAGGCAGTGGAGCGGCTGACTTCTTCTTAACTCCTCCCGGCTGCTACGCTGATCCTGCTGTAGAATCCACTTCAGGGCAATGTGAACCCTTAATAATGGAGTGGGAAGATGTTGACATACAAGGCTGTTGCGGAGTCATTCTTGATCCTAATGATGTTGGACTACCGATCCTTATGACTATTGAGGTCTCAGAATGAGTGAAGAATTTGATTGTGATTCCCTTAAGGGGCTGAAGCGGATGCTCTGCCAGGGATACAAGTACGATGAGCATGGCAATGAAGTACAGCTAACTTCCAACGAGCATGCCAGATGGATGGCTTCCTTTACTGGTAAACCTGTTCCTCCCCGAGAATCCTTGCCGAAGGTCATCGAGCAGCGTCTCGCAGTCAAAAAGGAAGGAGTAGGCACTGAGCTTGAGCGACTTTTCGAGTCTGTTCGTTTTGCGACCTGTGGAGCATGCCGGGCACTCAGGGATCAGATGAACGAATGGGGCCCTGCTAAGTGTCGAGAAAACAGAGAAGAGTTAATCGACAAACTGAAGCAGAACGCACGCAAAAGGAAGGTTCTGAGGCACATATTCTCAGAGACTGCCGCCGGGATGTTCATCGACCAGGCTATCACTAACACGGAAATGAGAGAGGCCAATCAGGAGCCACCGTCTGGAGTTTTCGCTAATGTCATCAGTAAGTTTGCTGGCGGCAGAAGCCCTAAAAAGAAGCCTTCCTGTAAGGAGATCAAGTGGTCCTATGGGGTTACGACCGTCCCTCTTCGTGTTAACGACTTGCTCCCCCGAACTCTTGACTCATTGGCTGCTGCTGGCTTCGGTAGGCCTCATCTCTTTGTGGACAGTTGCGAGTCTCCTAAAGACTACGACAAGTTTGGGCTGAGCTGTACGTTCCGGATGACTCGCACGAAGACCTTCGCGAACTGGATTGCTGCTGCCTGGGAGCTTTATGCGTCAGAGCCTAATGCTGATCGGTACGCCATCTTCCAGGATGATTTTGTGTGCTGCAAGGGGCTGCGTAAATATCTCGATGAGTCACCATATCCCGGCAAGGGATATCTGAACCTGCTTACTTTTCCTGAGAACGACAAGCTTATCAAGGATAAGAAGAGGGGATGGCACAAGTCGAACCAGAGAGGACTGGGGGCAGTTGCCCTGGTGTTCGATAACGCCGCGATTAGTTCACTGCTGAGTAGTTCCCACATGGTTTCTCGACAGAGAGGCCCAAGGGCACATCGAGCGGTTGACGGTGCTATCCTTGAGTCCTTCCGCAAGCTTGGGCAAAAGGAGTTCGTTCATAACCCGTCCCTGGTTCAGCACACAGGCGAAGATTCATCAATGGGTAACGTCAAGCACCCTTTATCGCCTTCATGGCAAGGCGAGGACTGGAATGCTTACGAAGAAATGAAAGGAAGATAAATGGCTTTGCTTACTTGGGAATACGGAATAACCACTGTTCCTTCAAGACGTAAGGATCTTCTTCCTCGAACTATCAGTAGTCTTAATCGTGCGGGCTTTACTGAACCTCATGTATTCGTGGACGGGTGTGGTGATCCGAGCGAGTACGATTCACTAGGCCTGGACTGTACGGTTAGATCTCAGCGAATCAGGACCTCGGGCCATTGGGTGACATCCCTGTGGGAGCTGTGGACTAAGAATTCAAATGCTGACCGGTACGCCATCTTCCAAGATGACTTCGTTATTGCGAAGAATGCCAAGCACTACTTGGATTCTTGTAAATGGCCTCGTCCTGGCTACCTCAATCTGCTGACTTTCCGGGAAAACTACGAGCTTATCGGCAGAAAAAGTATCGGCTGGCATAAATCTGATCAGCTTGGTAAAGGTGCCGTTGCTCTGGTTTTCGATAACGAGTCCGTAGCATCCCTGCTTTCCAATCCTCATCTGGTTCAGTGGCTTAAGAATCAGTCCAAGGGTCACCGTCTTATTGACAGAGCTATCTCGCAGTCGATGAAGAAGAAAGGCTTAACTGAGCACATTCATAACCCGAGCCTTATTCAGCACACGGGCCTGAAGTCCTCAATGGGAAGCGATAAGCATCCCTTGTCGACTTGCTTCCGCGGAGAAGAATATGATGCCATGAGATTTCTTGGATCGCCGGCGCAGGATCAGTCACTTATTGATGCTGATTACGGAAAGCCAGTTATTCGTGTAGCTCTTCCAGCGGTAGATTCCGAGGACTTGACGATAGAGTGCCTCAGGAGCCTTTTTCGGTCCAACTGGCCAGTGGTTGTTGACTATGTCGACAACGGATCTAAGGACGGAGTATCTGATCGTATTGTTGAGTTCGCAAACTCAATAGGACTTCAGATTGAATGCACTCGGTTCAAAAAAAACAGAGGGTTCACTGAAGCTGTAAATGTTTCAATCAGCAAAGCCATTCATAATAAACAGCATTGCCTCATACTGAACAACGACTGCTTTGTGGCATCCACTACAGTGGAGCGACTCTACCGTGCAATGATCTCTGAGGATTCAATCGCCGCAGTTGGTCCCCTTAGCATGGATAAGGGCAATCAGTCACTGAAGCGTCGAAAAAGGCTTTGGCAATCAGGATTGAAACACTTGCCAAGAGACGCCTCTGACACTGAGGGAATATCCAGGTCTTTGAAATACTCGGGATCCACACAAGTCAAGAGGCTTGCCTTCTTTTGCTCACTCCTGAAGTACGAGGCAATGGCTAAAGTTGGCCTTCTCTCCTCTGATCTTAAGGATGGACTCGGAGCCGATGACCTCTGGTGTCATTTTGCTAGAAAGCATGGAATGACTTGCAATATTGCCCTGAATGCGTACGCCAATCACATGCATTCTGAGACATTTAAGCGTCTGGGGCTCAATCGACGCAAGATGGCAAAGGTAGCGACCAGAAAGCTCAGAAAGTACAACTAAGCCCAGCTTCTTCACGGATTGACCCCCGCGGCTTTCCTTGCTATAGATCAGTGTGTCTCTACAGCAAGGAAGCTGCCTGATGCCTGAATTCCTGCCCACATTCTGGAACACAAAGACTCAGCACAATGGGTCAAGCCGGACTTCTAAAGTCTCTGGTGGGCAGATTGCGTACAAGAAGAAAAGCACTGACTGGAGCTTATTGAATACGGACATCCAGGATGATGGAGTGTATTTTTCAGTCACTGCTTTCCCGGGCAATGCCCAGATGCCTGCTAACGCACAAGACTGGATGGACCTTAATTTCGATAGCCAGTACTCCGCCAAAAGGCAGATCACAGAGGGAAACTGGAGCCACTCTGAAGATGCTTTTGAAATGAGGATGAGAACTGATTGTCCTACTAACTCAGTAGGTATCATACACCCTGATAAACCTTGGCAAGTAATTTACTACAATGCGTTTGGGCAAGGTGCAAATCTCATCTACGGTATCTGGCGTGGGCGAGCCACTAGAGTCGAGCACGTCATTGAGATAACGGAAATGCCTTCGGGTAACAGTGAATATCTCACCTACGATTTCTACATCCAATCCAACGACGCTACAACTTTTGTAGGTGCCAACTTGGACCAGAGGCCTTGGAGCGGGAATAGCGGGGACGCTGCTACAGTTGAAGGTTTTGATGTTTTCCTAGCAAAAGGAGATGATCCCGCAACTGTGAGAGGTTCAGTTCTTAGGACTCCGGTCTGTTGGTGGGCTAACATTGACGGGACTCTTACCCGAAAGAATGTCCGAGTTGACTTTGAGATTCAGCCTGATGGAATAACCGTCAAGGCTACGAAGTACGTCAAGAGGTCAGACATAGCAGAGGCTCTCTCTCAGGGAGTCCCGTACAGGGCTGATGCTACATTTAATCCTGATGCAAATCCAGAGACCAGTAGTGCTGATGGTCGAACCAGACGCAACGGCACAGAATCGTGGTCGGCAAAGCGTGACGGTGCAGGATTGTTCTTCGACGACGCATCTTCAGCCGAGGCAGTATGGATCAGTATGGCCGGCACAACTGATAATTATGACCTAATGGACAGGCTTTTTTACTGGCTGGACACAAGTTCGATTGGGTCAGGTCAGTCAATCGACTCCGGAGATTTTGGATTCACGACTTCTAATATCAACACGGGTGACATTGGGATGGAAGTCAACCTCTGTGGCTCGACCAGCAGCAACACAACCTCTGTGGCTGCGGCAGATTATCAGACTGCTAGCTTCTCGCCGCTGTACTCAGATACCAGCATTACAGCGACCTCTGCCGGAACCTTCACAAGGAACACCCTTACACTGAATCAGGATGGAAGAGACGCAGTCAATGTCACTGGTTTGACTCGTTTCTGTCTCGGTTGTTCAAATTATGACTTTGCAGACTCTGAACCAACATGGGTATCCAGTGGCGATCAACAGCTAGGCGTGTACATGTCCGAGCAGGGGACTGCTGGGCGTGATCCAGAGCTAACAGTTACTCATTCAGCGGCAGGCCCAGCTATGCCGATTTTAATAAGACACTATGACAATATGAGGGCAAAATGATATATTTAAAACAAAGTACCGCGAGTCAATCAGTTCTCATTGGACCATTCGTTGATGATACAGATGGTGCTACCCCAGAGACCGGTCTAAGTATTGCTAATACGGATATTAGACTGTCTGCTAATGGTGGCAATATGGCAGCCAAAAACTCTGGTGGTGCTACACACGATGAGGCTGGACTCTATTCTATTACGCTGGATGCTACAGATACTGCGACAGTTGGTAGACTTCAGCTTTCGGTTAAGGTCACTGGAGCACTATATGTGTTTCATGATTTTCAGGTTCTGGAAGAGGCGATTTATGATTCGCTTATTGGCTCGGGAGCTACTGGAGACCTTGGAGTAGACGTTGTTTCTATCTCTGGAGATTCTGGTGCCGCCGATAACCTTGAGCTTCAATACGATGGAACGGGGTTAACTGGAGATAACTTCCCGGCAAATCAGCAGCAGGTTGGTAACATCTCAGTTGGTGCTGGAGGTCTTTCGGTAGATGCTACTTCATTCACTCTGACTACTGGAACTGAATCCAGTGGAACAGTTTCAAATACTGAGGAACTGGATGGAGTTCTTCATACTATCACGCCTTCTGCCTCAGAAATTGATTGCTACTACGAGTTCGACGTAGGAACTAATGGGTCAGCTACAGAGGCTATCTGGGATGGGTACGTTGGCAATAATGCCGATGCCGTTGAAGTCTATGGGTATGACTGGATTTCAACCTCATATAAGCAAATTGGAACTATCGACGGAAAGAATGCCGACACTAATGAAGAACAGGCTTACATCCTGACTAAGGCAATGACCGGGACAGGAGCTAACGTAGGACTGGTCAGAGTTAAGTTTGGCTCAAGCGGAGGAGATGTAGCGGTTGACCTGAACACTGACCGTATCCTTTGTGAGTATACCTCAATTGCTGCTGAGAGATTGATCCTTCATTCAGGACTAGCTCAAGCAGGTACTTCCAATACAGTCACTCTGGACTCTGGAGCTAATGCTACAGATGACTACTACAAACATGCTCGAATTCTAGTGGCGAGCGGTACTGGCTTAGAACAGGAAAGGATTGTTGTTGATTATGTTGGCTCAACCAAAGTAGCAACGATTGCTCCTCCTTGGGTTACTAATCCAGATACTACGAGTGTTCTTGAAGTTCTTCCTGGATTGGCTCATGCCGAAACTAACTCTAAGACGGTTAAAGTTGGTTTGGCTCAAGCGGCAACTTCATCTTCTATCACTCTCGCTACTGACGCATCCTCAGTTGACGATTACTACAACGATGATGTTGTAATCATTGATGCAGGAACAGGAGAGGGTCAGGAGAGAATTATCACTGACTACAACGGTACTACCAAAGTTGCGTCTATCGTTCCAGACTGGATCACTACTCCAGATGCTACTTCAGAGTACATCGTAGAAGAGGCTTTGACCGTAACAGGGTTGATTGAGGCTGCACCTTTGGCGGCTGTTGCTGACGAAGTTCTAGATGAAGCCTTGTCTGGTCATAACACAGCGGGGACTCTTGGAAAAGCTGTTCGCCAAATGAAAGAAGGTCTCATCTCAGAAGAGTCTTCAGTTAATGATGCAGGAGCCACTGACACATCCTTCATTACTAATCTCACTGAGGCTTCAGACGACCATTACAACGACCTAACTATGGTCTTCACCTCAGGAGCGTTGACTGGCCAATCGAGAGTTATTGCCGATTACAATGGGACTACCAAGACTGTGACCTTTGACGAAGCATGGACAGAAGCTCCGGCTGACGCTGATGACTTCATTATCAAGACGGATCATATTCATACCAAAACTCAAATCGCCACCGAGGTCTGGTCAGCTTCCGGTCGTGCTCTATCCGATCCGGCTGGATTCAAGAAGAATACGGCTGCTGATATCACTTTCGTTCTTCGGGATAGTTCAGATGGAAGAACTCCAATTGCCTCAGAGACCGTAACGGCTCAAAGGTCTATTGATGGGGCCGCTTTTGGGGCTTGTGCTAACTCTGTTACCGAGATCGGAAACGGCGCTTACATAATCACCCTAGCCGCAGCGGATCTAAACGGCGATATTGCGATTCTTCGATTCACTTCAACGAACTCTGACGATCTCCTGATCACCATTAAGACGGAGACATAAGATGATATACGACTGGAGTACAGGGTTCACCCATCAGTACATGGGTGTCAGTTTCGATTACGCAGGAGGAGCAATAGCTTCGTCTGGAAACGGAACCGCTAATGGATGCTTTATGCTGCTTATTCAATAAGGGAAACTCATGTCTTCATACACGACAACTGCCAAAGCTACGATTACGACCGACTCGCTCACAGAGCTTGTTGCTGCCCAGGGGTCAAGGTCGTTCATCAATATTCATGCACTCTTGATGTCTAACGAGAGTGCGACGGCAACCTTCGTAGATGTGTACGACGGGGCGACGATCATCCTTCCTCGGATGGCGGTCCCAGCCGGTCTGGGAAACAACGTCAGGCTCGACAAGCCGATTCGCCTGGCCGAGAATACAGCACTCAGCGTAAAGGCCAGCGTGGCGGTCACTAGCCTGAATGTGGGCGTGGCATACGATGTTGAGCCATCTGGGAATGGCTAGTCCCGTTCACAGCGTCCAGAGCTGATACGATCTGCGGCCCGCTCGAGATCTTCTTCAGCTCGTCGTAAGTCAGCATCATATAGGACTGGTCGTGGAGTAACTGCAATTGCACTATTCCGCGACCTTTTTGCTCTTCAAGGATACGTGCTGGCTGCTTTTTGCCGTTATGCACGATCTCGATCACGTCTTTGTCCCGCTCGATGAAGACAGTATCTTCGATACGTGATGCGAGGTACGGAATCAGCTTGTCTTTATTGGGGATCTCACCAGCCAGCAACTCGAACTCGCCGATCCATTTTGTGAGACCGCCTCTCAGCTCGCTATTATTCATTAGTGCAATCGCCTTTCTTTCGGTAGGCAGATAAACCAGCTCCTGTCTTCTGTGTGCTCTTCTGTTTGCAACACAAAATGCTCAGCAAATAGCTTATCTCTTATGAATTTAATCGATGGAATCATCGGCAATGGCTGACTGCTTTCAGTCCTGTTTCGGGGCTCCCCGTCCTCTTCTGACTTGACGTAGTGAGTATCAAGCAAGACTGTCTTGCCAGCGAGACGACGGCACACGTTCAACTGACTCTCTGTTGACAGGTGATACAACAAGCCGGCCAGAATAACACAATTGAACTTATCCAAAGACGCCTTTGCTGCGGCAGCCTTTGTGAACTTAGGCATCCACGAGTCAGGAACTCTCCTGTCTGTGACATCAGACACGAATACGTCATGGCCATGCTGATTGAAAATGTCAGCGACAGTGCAAGCCCCGCAACCAATATCCATTATTTTTGTCGGGGAAATGGCCACTGCAACGCTATTGATTATATCTATCCGGCTCCTCACTGATTGTCCTCGTCGTCCGGCTCCACGAGTTCAATTGAGTTCGAAACACCGCATTGTGTGCATTCGTAATTCATCACATCTCGTTCGAGATCACTGTCGTCCGGCAAAAGAATGATCGGCTCGCCACAGGCCGGGCAGTTGGACGTATACTGGTGGATCGTCCTGTCAGCCAGGACCATCTCAAGGTCAACCTCTCCCTGGTCCTTAAGCCACTGGGCGAACTCATCCTGATCAAACAGAGGATTGATCTCCCAGCCCTTGTCGACGCTTACGCCGATGGGGTAGGCGTGATTTGTCTCACAGTTGGTAATAAATAAAGTCATTCTTCTTCCTTGAGGTTGGGTGACCACTGAGCTGCGATAGCGTTTGCGATCCCCGGATAGGTTCTCGCACGGTTTGCAGCACGCTCTGGCCCTGGTGATTCCTTGTGACATTGCTGAATGCACTTATCTTTATCGATTACGTCTGTGGGCACAAGGAGAGGGAGATTCTTCAGCCACAAGCAGGTCGCCTTCCGGTATGGATCCCCGAAGTCGCTCGGCTGTATGATCTGTGAATAGTTGCCGACGCACCTTTTCAGGATAGCCTGCGGAATCGGATTCTCCATGCATATCTTAGGGATATCCTGTTCCCACAGATCAATGAAGAAGTTCAGAGCCTTGACCTGATCCCTGTGCCGTGTCGGATAGTCAGGATGTGCCCTGCGTTCGTTCTGTGGCTTATTCTTATCGTCGGGATGCCAGAGCCATCTTACACCCGAGTTACAAATCAGGGTACACTCAGCATGAAAACAGGCCAGATCCCACTTACAGGGGCTGTTCTCCAAGAACTCGAATATGTCTCCCTGGAAGTGTTGCCCCGGAATCTCCGTGGGCTTCAAGTCGCAGGACCACGCATTATGACCCCTCTTTCGGAAGGCCTCGCGGATCCGACCGGAGCACTCCAGCCCGACCAGGATATTCATCGGATCAGACATTAAACACCTTCACTGCGTTTGAACGAACCAACATCTCATTGGTGCTGGACGACTCTGCTGCCGTTGCGGGGCATGCATAAAGCAGCTCGTTGATATTCAGGCCTGTATCCTTGGCCAGCTCCGCGTTCGGCTTGGTTCCCGGCCGGCAGACAATCGCAATGAACTGTTCGCTCTTCTGTGCTTCCGCCATCGCTTTGTACGCCTCGCGGAATGTTTCTGCATCGTGCTCTTTCATTGTGCTTTTCCTAATAATTTAAGTTTCTCGCGAATCAGTTTACGTTCGTTGTCAGCCTTCAGCATGTCCTGCTGTCCAGGAAGATCAAAAATCCCACCATGAAACTGATCCCAATCGTGTAGTTTCTTGTCTCGTGACTTCAGCATAGACCTCAGCCTTGCCTTGACATTTGTCTTTGGCCAAGTCGAACCGGCAGGACTCGAACCTGCGCCTCCAGTAGCTAACTGGCGATCTTCTCCACCTAATCTACGGTTCGTCATAGTTATCCCTAGAAGTAGAGCCCTTGATAGGCTCGGAACAGGTACTGCAGCCGTACAATGTCGACTCTGCAGTGTGTCGCAATCTTGTCGTACTCGCGATCCTGGTATGCTCGAGCCACATTTGTCCCGGTAACCAGCGTGTCGACCGCGTCTTCTTCGATCGGCATTCCCACAGCCATCGCAGATGCCCTCAGGCCTCTCCAGTCGCGAGGAAACCGAATCTTCATTAGATCTATCATGTTGTGCTCAACGCCCGCGAATGAGTGGATTTTGTACCGCTCATAGGGGGTTCCGAGCTTCCGCGACTCCTGCATCAGCACAGGGATATCGAACCCAGCCGAGTTCCAGCCACAGATCTTTGCTCTTTTAGCCAGACTCCAGAAGTCAGAGAGTGTATCGATAAGCCATTCGTCGTAATTAATGCCGTAATCACTGGTGTCATCGTCGTCCTGCTCGTACTGGCGAACTTCAATCTCGGCATTCGGACCCTTTGACCAGGCGACAGTAATGACCTGCTGTAGCTCAGGTGTCGTGAACCACTTCTTGTCGATTGGATTTCGCAGAGTGTCGGCCCGCCTGTCGATCTCATCAAGGACACCCTTGCGGGCCTTGCCTTCGTGCTCTTGCAGGCGATGCACTTCAAGCCACGCAACGGAAGGATTCTCTCGAACAATGAGCGACTTCACTTTTTCAACCGTCAGCTTGCTCATTTCCTGGTCTTCGACGTCGTCATTCGTCTCGATCTCGTAGGCATGCCTTAAGTTGTCCAGCATCGGCTGGTTAGGTCGAGTTTCAATGTCAAACAGTAAGTAATCTGTCATAGTTTTCCTTACACGTATAGCTTGTGAGTGCGGCTATCGAACCGCTTCAATCGCGTGAATCCGCATTCTGAGTACAGGGCCGAGATCGTATTATCGTACCATTCGGTGTTCCTGGCTCCGTTGCCAGCAATCATCAGGATTCCGTTGTCGAGCAAGGCTGCTCGCATGCACTTCAGGAAGCTCTTGATTCCCGCTCGGCCTCGTTTCATGTCCCATTCCATGAGGTTGCAATTATGATGCTTGTCGTGCGGAGAGCCATTCATGCAGCCGGAAAGTACCTGCTCAATCGACCCCCGCAGGTTGATAATTGACAATGCGTTGCGGAACCTGACTTCGATTGCTAAAAAGTCATTGGAGTAGTAAACATCCAGGTCACGAAGCTCGTGAGATAGCCGAGAGAACTCCAGGTAGGCATCACCCATGCCGCCCTCTGGCGTATCGGCGTCCCATCCATAGGCGTCCATCTGCTTCGCCATTGCGATCTCGATAAGTTCGCCTGGTCCCGGCCCGATATCCAGAAATCCGCCCAGCTTCCGGTCGTCCATTTCAGGAAGATACTTCATGGCGTACGCATTCAGCTCAGAGACTCGCCGATTGCGATTCGTCTTCTTGCTGAGCCATGGATCCTTAAGAAGCTTCCCTATGCGAGCAAGTATCTCACCTTTCCGCTCTTCACTCATAAAGCTCATCGTCTTCCTTTCGTAGCTCTTTTAGCTTATTCAGGACCCGCTCAGTGTCTTCTGCCGTCACAGGGTGACTTTTCCAGTGAATGAGCCACTCGTTAATTTTGTACTTCGCTGGTTGGTGGCTCCACTGAAGTTCGGCGATAACGAGAACCCCCAACCAGGCAGTTATTCTGTCTTCAGTGACTATATCATCTGAGCAGTTTGTAGTCGTGGTTCTGGTAAACTTAACCGTTGCCTTGTCTGTCATTGCTTCTTCTTTAGAATGGGTTCTTGATTAACCAGAGAAGCTTCTGTGACCAAGGCTCCATCTCGCCCTCAAGCCCTGCTGCTTCCTCGACCGTAAGCCATTGAGGATCGCGAAGCTCTTCCTTGGGCGTAGCCTCGTCAGTGTCTACAATGAACGCTATCCCCAGGTGAACCTTGTCGACCTCGGTGCCGCTCATCTCGATCGCTCCGAGATAGTCCTTGGTGCAATTCATCACACCAGCTTCTTCATACAGTTCACGATCCATGCCTTCCATGAAGGATTCCGGATAATCAATGTGTCCGCCAATACCTATGCTCAGTAGGCCATGAAGCCTTTCTTCGTTCCCTTTGCGACGGTAAGAAAGAATCTTTCCGTCCTTCCGGATAGCACAGTACGGAATCACCTGGCGGAACATTTCGTCGATCTCCGCCTCGCCCCGCGGCACCCAGCAGGTTCCGTTTTTATGGCTGTGATTGTAGGCGTAGGCCTTTTCGGACGAGACGCAAAGTATCAACTGCTCATTCTTCTCTGTCATTTTCTGGCCTTGGTAGCTTGAGTTTAATTTCCTCATTGCAGCTTTCCATTAGCTGCACAACATTCAATTTGGCTTCATTAGCCTTATCGATATCGACCCAATCTGGGAGACTGCTGGAGAGCAGTAGATCGAGAGCACATTGTATCCTTGCTCTCGCTGCAATCAAGTCAGCAGCATCCATTACTCCGAGTCCGTCAGGCTCAGGGTAATCTGCCTTCAGAACCTTCTCGCCTTCAGTTACCTGCAAAGAGATCGCCTCTGGATCCTTCACAGTCTCAAAGAATCGCTTCAGCTCGTTAGTCAGATTAAACTCAAGGCTCGAGTTTACAACAATCCCGCTACTGTTAAAGGTCGCCAGCAAGAGGCTCAGTTTGCCGCTTCTGATTCTAACCTGACGACCTGTAGACGGTGCCGAGTATGTCATTTTTGCCTCATGATACTAATCATCCTGATCATGTCGCTGGTCTTCCGGAGCTTGCGGAACTTCGCCATCGAATACTCTCTATCAAACTGAGCTGCCAGACTCCTGCGGTATTGGCAGTTCTCTAGCTGGCCGTGAGTAGTCTTAGTTGGAAGCATGACAGTCCCTGGCTTCTTAATGCCATTTCCGTCCAGGTCGAAATGGTTCGCTGCCCCACAACGGACCACGTCTTCCCCGATGGATGTGACTCTCATCTTAATGAACTCATGCCCATTCTGCATGACGATGATATCATTACCAGCAACAAGGGAGTCCATGTATTCCGCGTAAATTTCATCTGTGTAGTGCTTATGGAGTTGCATCAACCAGTCCTTTGATTGTGTCAATTGCTTTGATCATATCGTCCTTTTTGCCTGTGTGGCCTGAGGTCATGAGAGTCTCTAGAATCAGGTTCGTATGAAAAGCAAGGGCGTGCATTGAGACTTGCCTTCTCTGAGCTTCGAATAGCTCTTTCTTGCAGCCGGATGATTCCGGTCCCCAGTCTGAGAGCCCCTTCTTCTTCATGAATGTCTTGAGCTGTAGATTCTTCGCTGCTAGAAGCTTATCTGACTTCAGCACTTGAATCAACTTATAGATGTCAGCATCCATAAAGTCGCCAGGCTCGAATAGCTTGATCAGATCAGGGTTCTCAATGATCCGGCCGAGATTCATCAGCTGAACCTCGTAAGGGGCATTGAATACTTCTCCGTTGTAGTCGTCTGGCTCCATGGCCATGTTTTAGCTCCTGCATTCATTGATCATTTCGTCAATTGACTTCCTGATGATTGGCCACTCCGTAGGATCAATCTCGATCTGCTTCAGCTCAGACTTACACTGGCTAACAATCAGGTATTCACCAGCTGCATCATCGAAAATCTCAATGGATGTTGCTCTCTCGCAGAAGATAGCTTCTCCATGTGGGGCAATTGTGACTTTGACAGTGCGGGGCTCTAGCTCGCCCGATTCGTATTCTTTCATTCTTCATCCTTAGAATGTAGGGTCGCTTATGAGGCTCCATTCGCCCCCTTCTTTCGTCTCGTCGATTATCTCGGGCGACCAGTCGTAATAGTCCAGTCCGTTCCGCACAGCGTACTCGCGGTACTTCTCCATTTCAAGCTTCTCTTGATCGGTGACTTCTCTTTTGCCTGCCATTGGCTTCCCTATTGCGGCATGACGCTTCCCTCAGCTCCCCACAGGGCAATCGCCTTGCATTGACTGAAGTCGCTTAGAGTGAACCGAATCGTCTTAACTCCGAATGGATTCAGCTTTGCTCGCAGAGTTCTTCCGAGCTCAAGATCGATCATCTTGCCGTTATCTCTCAAGTGCGAAAACTCGTGCTGTACAATCACCTCTTTGATCGCAGCCAGGGAAAGGTCGCAAATTGTATCTTCGTAGTCAAAGCACTCAGTCAGTAGCTTGACAACATTATTCACTTCGTACACCAGGATTCCTCGGACTCCGATCGTCTTCTGGTCCTTAGTTGTTAGATACTGAGGCTGCAGCTTTGTTGTTTGCCGCTTAACGGGAACAACCTCGCACTCCGTGACTAGCGGCCAGTAGACGTGAATTCCTGTGCGGAATAGTCCATTGCCTGATTTCATTTCGATCGCATTGTTGCCGTTCCGGAAGCGGACCCCGGCGTGCGTAGATCTAACCAATATTATCTGGGGTATCGTCTTTAGTATCGCCCTGAAGACGTCCCCCAGCCAGCTTAGTGCGGATTCCATGTGCCTTCTCCTGAAATATTCAGGTTAGACTATAGCAGATCCTTCTTCTGTACGTCACGAACTTTCTGGCTCCAGAGATAATCATTCCCAACAGGTGGCATCATAGGCAAAAATGACAAGGTTCCGTTGCTTTCGGCAACAGCAACTCGCTCTTTGCCCTTTCCGTCAACCGTGTTGAATACTGTCAGGTGTTTGTTCCTGTTTTTGTACTGAGCCAAGGCCTGCTTGAATGTCATCGATTTCGGGTTCCGGCTCTTGCTGGACGGGAAGTAGATATTGTTCCACGCCTTGATAGCATCACTGGTCGTGTTCGCCTTGCGGGTGACGTACGGGCCTTTCATCTGTCGGAGCGTTCCGTCATGCTCCAAGATGTTGATTCCGCTGTTGCTTCCCTTGTGTCCGCATTCGTGACAGGCTGGCCCTGAGAGTCGCATTGCCCCACACTTCGGGCAAATTATCGGCTCCTGGCTCTTGCCTTCCTTACGCTCCTTCAGGGTCTTCTCAAGCAGGCTCTTAGACGAGTCGCCCAGATCCCAGATGCGGTCGTCATTGAGAGAGCCATGAACGAGACAGTTAGCCCCGTGATCCTGACAGTTATGAACAAGTCTGTCACTTACCGTGAAACACTCTCTTGGGCCGCAGTTAATAATGTCCCATACTTCCGCGACTTCCGATACTCTTCCCAAGACTCTGCTATTTGGCTGAGGCTCATCCCTTTCCTCGTCAGTTTTCTGATGTGCCTCTTGGTGTATCCAATTTGAGGATAGTTGGACTCCAGCTCTTTCCACATCTCTGCATGCCAGTCTTTCTGGCTTTCCAACACTTGCTCTGGACGCATTCCCCGATCTAAGAATCTCCTGATCTGAGAGTTTGAATAGTCCTTCCTTACTCCCAGCTTCTTCAAATAGTCTCTGTAGTTCTTGAATTTCTCCTTTGACTTGATGGCAGTTTCTGTATTGTTCATTTGCTGGTAATGATCTGCCCATTGCAAATTGCCAGGTTCGTAATGTCCGTCGTTGTCGATTCGATCTAATGTGAGACTCTTGTTTTCTGGGATTCCAAGATTCTCGACTATCCAGCAGGCCCCTTCGTAGATTGAAGGGAACCGAAACTCGATACCCCTTCCTGCGTACCGTCTTAGAGGCCTTGCGCCTCCGACACACCTTGCTTGTTGCATTTGAACTCTTCGCCACAACCACTCCGGACAATGCGGGCCGAATTTCCGCATGCAGAGACCGCAACCTCTGCATTTCTTTCCTCGCATATACTGATACGCTCGGAAAGAATCCTCTCCGCACTTGTCGCAGTGAACCTCTACATAGATCACTCCCCACTTTTTTATTTCTATCTTCCGGCTGATTATCTGAAGACAGCCGAATCGCTCTCCCACGTATTCCGGTTTGAGCAATCCGCCGATTTGAATTCTTCGCCTTCTCGATCGTTTCCCATCCATGACTCGTGTAAACCTTATGTTCAGGTGTTGCGGTTACTCCGTCCCATTCAATGACTTGTTGGTTGCCTTTGCATACAGCGCCGCCATGCGAGACAAACTCGACTCCGTCCCATACTTTATCGGACAATTTCACATCTTGAATCTTAACTAACCCTCTGTCTGTCAGTACGTCCGAATCTCTTGCGATGCACGTAACTGTGTCCAGGCTGTCATGTGCCCTCAGGAGTCTCCCGCCAGCCTGCAGGTACATCTTCAAGCTGCCGTAGGACGTGGCGAAGATCAGGTGCCCGACTTGTGGCAGGTCAATCCCTTCAGTAAGCAGAAACCGTGAGCTGATAATCTTGATCTCACCAGTTCGTACCTCATCAAACAGTTTCTCCCGGTTGGCAATCTTCATGGAGTCTTCCATGACAGGTCGACCGTCTGCGTCCTTCTCACCGTAATAAATATGCTTGGCGTCGATATGAGCAGACGGAATCCCCGCGTTCAGGAACATGTCCGTAATCGTAATACTTCCACGAACGGACGGAGCAAACACGATTGTCGGCCGCATCAAAGGATTCAGGCGTCGATAGTGAGGGAGAATGTGCCCGAAGACTATTTCGGGCTTCATAGACTTCTCAACTACGGATTCCGAGAATTCTCCATCCGACTTTCGTTTCATCTTCATTATGTCTGGCATCGTCGGGCAGAACTCTTTGCAGAGCAGATGGGCTCCACATTCTCGCAACTCAGAGTTTGTGCCAGCAACAATCAGAGTGTCATAGATCCCATTAAGGTCTACGGGAGTTGCAGTCAGGCCACAGAAAATAGTATTCGGATTGTTCTTTTCGTAGCCCTCAATCAGGGCAAGAGACCTTGCTGATCTTTCATTGTGAGCCTCGTCGAAGAACACTAAATCAGCATTATGCAATCCCCATGACGGGTTCTTTCCCAGTGCTCTTGTCGCTTCTGTGGGCGTCATTGAGATCTGAAGCGGTTTATCAAGAGCCGTCTCGTACCCAGACGCCCTCATGCCGGGGTCGAGCCCATACCCTTCGAACACCTTGCGAGTTTGCTCGGCAAGGCTTTTGCGATTACAAGAAAAGGCAACCTTCATCCCTTTAGAGAGGGCCTCTTTGGTGATCTCGGAAGCGATGCGAGTCTTGCCACAGCCAGTTGCTCCGACAGTGCAGATTCTCTTCTTTCCAGCTGACGCATACGCCCAGAACTGATCATACGCAAATTGTTGATGAGGCCACATCGGATAGGTCATTGGCGACTCCTCTTCTCGCCCGCAGGAGTCTCGATTGCGTCCTTAACGCTCCATTCTGATTTAATCCTAGCTCTGAGTGTTGTTGATTTCATGCCGATAACCTCAGCCCATTCAGAAACACATCCAGTTTGTTATATTCTCTACGCGTCATTGTTCATCGCCCATTCTATTGGTTCGCCAACTCTCTTTGAGAGCCTTACGTGGATTATTCCATTAAAGCATCGGGAATCGTTAAGCACGTCACATTCAAGCTGCAGATTCAACTCAGCCATCGCCAGTTCCGATTTGGACTCATGAAGACTGACGAACTCTCGAGTGAATTCCTGCTCTCCGTACTCCCTAACAGCTTCAATCAGCTTTTCGGATGATCCCCAATACGTCTTCCAGTCGGACTCCACGTAGTCAATTCGTTTTCGTTTCTTTCCTTTTAGGGGTGGCCGGCGAATCTTCCTGCGGATCTGCTTTTTTCCCACATAAAAGGCCCCGCTGTCACAGTGCTTGATAATGTATACGAATCCAAAATGATTCATTGGATTATCAGGGACATTGATTCAGTGACTCATTGACTTCTCGCTTTCTTCGCAGGCAACCGCTAGTTGCCCTCGAACCGGGCAATCTTTTGATGCACATTCCCTGAATTGCCCAGAGTCAGGGGATTATGCCGCGTACGAGGTAATTTGAATTAGGCCGATGCGGCTTAACAAAGAGTTATGTGGTCAATGAACTACCACCACTTGGTGGCCACGTTTCTCGATTTCGATACGTGCCCACCGCAAAACTGATGGTTCAGCCGAAATCTCCATCAATCCGTTTTCGCCTGCCTTCGCTCCGAATATCTTTGCCACCTCTCGTCCCGATCTCCCATGCAGTTTATGTATTCCGTATCTCCGTCCTGCAACGGGCCATTCTGGTGACATCAAAATCTTCATTGCAAAATCCACATAACAAAGCGTTGAAGAACGAGCCCTCAATTCAGCGGGCTCAGAAATCGCAATCAACCGTTCGGGCCGTCTTAACGCAGGGCGTTACCTGATCAATTCGTGATCCGTCTGGCGATTGGCAAAATGAAGAAGAACCGAAATTGGCAAAGACTCAATTGCCTTGTGCATCGCATACGGATCATCCTGCGATGTCAGTGTGTGGTACATCCTTTCGGACGCAGTCATCGCTTCGTCAATAGCCGCAGCCCGTCGTTGACTGCGGTTCGCTATGTTTGCTGCAATCGCTTGGTGGTCCGTCATGGCAGGTAACAATCCAATGCACGCGAGTTGCCGTCGTCGCGTTGTTCAGAGTTGAGAATCACACGCGGCAACCGCGTGATTGGTAGCGTTATCCGTCAGTATCCCGCTCTATGATCAATCGCACCTTATCTCGCAGCTTGAATGTGTCACGCGGTACTGACATTTTTACGCTGATATTGTCGTCGCCTTCGCCGTTAAACCAAATCAGTAACCGTACTTCGTCAATCTGTTCGTCCTCATCCTCAATCCCAACCACACAACCGCTGCAAACGTGACTCATCGGTAGTCTCCATGAAAGACGGATAACCAGTGCGTGAAGCCGAGTGCTCGTTCACGCGGAAGATGTATTCCCAGCCGGTCACTCGCACCGGCTTACGCTTGGTCGTTATCTGTTAAGAATCACATTGAGACACTGCGAGCTTTGCGTTGTACACCGCCACTACTTGTACCCTTCCGGGCTGGGACTCTTTCCGAGGTCACTGGAAGCGATCCAATGTTCGGCCAGTCATTTCGAGGCTCGCAGCATCTCAGCACGATTCACCAAAACAGATAACAAATGCGTGAACCGGAGTTGCGAATCCCGTCCACTTTGAAAACAACGTCAACCGTCGCAACCCGGTTACGCTCGTCGTTATGTGGCAATCAGGAGTCAATCAGTCCATTCCAGATGATCGCCCAATCGCCAGTCTCTTTTTCTAATGCCAAAACATCGTCGCGGGCGCATTCCAGTCGACTCGCTGTGATTTGCAATCCTGCCTTAGCTTCTGATCGCAGCCGCTTCTCTGCTTCCTCTTGCGTTTGAAAATGCGTGGTGTCGAATATCGCTTTGCCGTCGCAATCAAGGTATGGTAAAAGTCCATTGTGGCATTCAACCTCAACCGCTTTCCAAAGCGTAGTATCCGCACGCCACATAACCAAGCATTCGACCGGAGCACTCATTTCAGCGGGTTTTTCCATTGTTCAATCTTTCGTTCGTGCCACGGTCAACGCGGGCGTTATGCGTCTACACGCCCTCGCATGTCATCCCAACCTCAATGGCGAGAACCTCAACCAATCCCCCGCCGTAATCGCAGTCGTCAACATCACGACTGGATATCAATGTCGCCTGTTCCTCGTACCACAAGTCCTGTGCCGCTTCCGTCATCTCGTTCCAATTGTTGGGCTTCGGCCTTTGAACGTCCCAACAATCATTGTCCAGCATCGCCACGCATCCGGGAGTCGTCTTGATCAAGTCAAGTGCGCCCTGTTTGGTCATCGAATCCACCTCGCAAATGCCGCATAACAATGCAATGAACACGGAGCGGCGAAGCCGAGTCCATTGGGGTAGCGACGTCTTTCGTCGCCGCCCGGTTATTGCGAGCGTTATGCCTCAAAAGTCGCAAACTGTTGGGTCCCCCTCGAACTCGACAACGTCGAAGCAATTGCCAATCAGATTGCCGTTACCGGTGATCGAAAGATTTTCGTCCATTCTCTGCCCGTACGGCATACACCAAGTCTCACACATGCGGCAGTTTTCACCGGATCGCGAAAACATATCTCGTGATGCCGACTCCCACTTCCTGCCGCATTTCCCGCATAAGAACTTTCGGCGACCGTGCCGTAAAGGCATAACAATCGGTTCAACGCGAGCACTCGTTGCAGCGTGTTCTGGATTCATAATCTTCCTCTCGTGCCGCGTTAACCGGGCCGTTATGTTGTCATTCCGTGGCCGCAGGCTGCTTGTTGAAGCGGCCTGCTTCCAGAATCGGAAGTTGTCCCTCGGTCGGTATGTAAATCACCTCGCTGCTTCCGTCTTGCAATCCCTGAATCCATAGATAGCGGAGGTAGGAGTCGTTGCCCTCAAGGGAATCGCCAATGATCTTGTTGGCTTCTGCCACACCCTTTGCCCGCTCAACTTCGGCTTCTGCCAGTAATGTCGCTGCACCTTTCTTCGCTTCCGCCTCCTGCACAGCAATCTGTCGGTTCTGTTCCGCTCGTTTCAGCTCTGCTTCACCTGCCATGCCCTGTTGCCAAACGCTGTAATGCGGGCACCCAACGCAAAACAACAAAATTACGCACACCACAACAAAGCCCAGTCCTGTAACCGCTCCAAATTCCTTCATCGTTTGCTCCTTACGAACAACATAACAATCGGTTCAACCCGAGCGGCGGTCGGACGCCGCTCACAAATCCAAGTCTTCTTCCACCGCCGGGTTAACCGGGGCGTTATGCGTCATGTCCCCATCATTACCTCATCCATACTTTGTTGGATGTCGTTCATCATCTGCTGCCTTATAAACGACTCGGCAGAATTGTCAAGAATCAATTCTTCTGAAATGGCAATCTTCGCGATTATGTACTTCTTAGCCTCGAAGGAAGTCGACCTGAAAACAGGCGGCTTCTCTACTGGAGCCATTGACCCTGCAAATATCGCGGCAACTGTTCCCAGGAATCCTCTACGTTGCATTTTTGCACCCTCTGTAGTCCCTGTAATGAACTATACCAAGCATCAAGAAAGCTGCCGCACCGCAGAAACTCATCCAGTGCCCCGAAACAAAGCAAAACAAGAAAGTGTTCACAAAGAAGACTGAGAAAAAAAGGACCGCTCCGTTCCGGTTGTAAGTTCTATGGTTCATTTTTCTCCGCCCATTCAATTGGATCGCCAACTCTCTTGGAAAGTCGCACGTGTATGATTCCATTCCATGACTTTGGATCGTTCAGCACATCGTACTCGAGTTGTAGTTTCAATTCTGCCATCGACAGTTCTGATTTGGACTCGTGAAGGCTTATTATCTCTCGGGTAAACTCTTGCTCTCCGTGCTTCTCGACCGCCTCAAGCAGCAGATTAGAGGATCCCCAATAGCTTTTCCAGTCAGATTCCACATGGTCGATGCGGTGCCTCTTCTTGCCCTTCAGGGGCTTGCGACGGACCCTCTTGATTAGCTGTTTCTTACCAAGGTAGTAGCAGCCGCTGTCGCAGTGAGTGATTTTGTAGACAAACCCAAAATGATCAAGAGGGTTGTCTGGAACATTCAGCCATCGACTCATTGCGTTTTGTGCAGGCTTAGACATCCCTGGCTTTCATTGGGGTTTCGTGAAGCATGTCTGTCTTTATTGTTGTTCAATCCCATAATCTTGCACTTTGAACTACGCAAATCCTTGCCAATTGACAATTTACATCACAGTGCAATATATTGGGATCGGCTTAATAACAAGTTATGCCGTCAATGGCTTTTTGCCCAACACGATCGGCAAACCCCACCTGCTCCATATTCGCAGCTCGGCGATTCTCCGAATTCACGCTTACAGGTATGACAGAAGTCTTCACCCGCAATCAGCGAATCTTCTTCCGGTTTTGTGGGCTCAGTCCTCAGTCCTCGCAAAGCTCGAAGATCGTACGTTTCCGCAACAATGCTTCCCGGTGGGTCTTTCCTTCGTCTTCGAAACAGTGAACGCAATCTCGGAAGCGACATAACAAGGCATTCCACACGGAGCGGCGGGCAGTGTTGAATTCAAAGTTCCGAGCCGTCCGCCGCCGCCCGGTGAATGCTGGTCGTTATGTGGCACGCTCGGATCGGCCAGTTCTTTCTAGCATGTCAAGTATAAGCTCTCGCACAGTCGCGAAACCGTTGGTTGTGAACTCATGCCTGGCAAGATTGTAGAACCTGTATCGATCGTTGCTCGACGCCAAACTGTTCCGGGCCACTTGTAAATTGTCAGGCAACAGTTCAAGTAATTCGTCCGTCGGTAAATCGTTCAAGCTCATTACAAGATCCACATAACAAAGCGTTGAAGAACGAGCCCTCAATCCAGCGGGCTCAGAAATCACAGTCAATCGTTCGGGCCGTCTTAACGCGGTCGTTATGCCTCAATGGCACCCTGAATCATTTCACAAGCAGACTTCCACGCCTGCCAGCACATATCAACCCGGATGTCTTTGTAGTTCCCCGGCCAGCCGTACTTTGTTGGGTCGTTGGGATATCGCTCAGCACTCTCCTCATACAGTCGCTCGCCGCATCCCGGTTATTGCTGGCCGTTATGCGTTTATGTCATTCAGCCCAACAAACTCCACGGGTTCGTTGATCCGCCAAATGAATACTCCCCACATTCCAACTGACAGAACTGCCGCCCGTCTCCACGATTTGGTCCATCGGTAAAAGCGAGCACCACGTAAATACTTGCCGTCTCTAACTCGTCTACAGAAGACATGATCACGCACGCCGAACGAATGACGCATAACAAGCCCGTTGCACTCCGAGCTGTCGCTACTGTCGGTTTTTGTATTCATAGTCGTCTGCTCCAGCCGGGTGAACGGGGGACGTTATGCCTCAATGTAGAACTCATCTGAATCGTGCTCCTCGAAGTCGCCGTCGACTATCTCGCATAGTTCGCCGAACTGCTTAATCTGAAGCAGCCCACCCGCTAGGATTCGTAACAGTCCGGTTTCGACATCAATATCGTGTATCTCCCAGCGATCACCGCCCGAGAAAACGGCCGTCAGGGGATGAGGCAAAGAGTTAATCTTTGCCATGTCGAGAAGGTCAGTGGTTTCTGAAACAGGCATAACCATCACTTCCAGTTGAGCGGCGGTCGCCGCGTGTTGTGAATTCAAAAGTCGCTATCCGCCACCAACTGAAGTGTGACG